GATTCTTACCGAAAACCAACTCATAGTTATTAAAGACAAATTGAATAAAGGGGGTAAGAAACGATGAGTGAACTTAAGGAAGTTCAATGGACGAAAAATGATATGGTAGAAGTAAACCTGAAGGAACCAGATGACTTCCTGAAGGTTCGTGAAACTCTTACCCGTATTGGTGTTGCATCTCGAAAGGAAAAGAAATTATTTCAGTCCTGCCACATTCTTCATAAGAAAGGACAGTATTACATCGTACACTTCAAAGAGTTGTTTGCACTTGACGGTAAGAAAGCAAACCTATCTGAGAACGATGTACAGAGACGTAACCGTATTATCAAACTGCTGTCTGACTGGGGACTAGTAGAGATCGTAAAAGAAGATACTGTTACCGATGCAGCACCTTTGAGTCAAATTAAAGTGATTGCATATAAAGAAAAGGGTGATTGGACGCTTGAGTCCAAATATAATATTGGTAAAAAACGACAACCAAATGAAACGTCATAATTATATTAGAACGCATTGGATTCAATCACCAGGATGGTTACATGTAACTGTACCCAAATCCGTTAAAAATGAGTTGATTGAATCTATGAAAACTCCTGATAGTGATGCTAGATCTGATTTAAAAGGACATCTTTCTGAAGAGTATCATTTACCCATAACAAAAGAAATTAGTAGATTCACTAAAAATTTAGCACATCGTTATTGTAACGATTTTGGAACAGGTCATCTTCATCTACAATCGCATCCTAAAAATATCAATTCTGGTGTTCATAAACTTGATTTTGATTTAGAAAAACTTTGGGTTAATTATCAAAAAAAGTATGAATTCAATCCCACACACATACACAGTGGAACTTTTTCTTTTGTTATTTGGGTGAAAATACCCTACGATTTAAAAGAAGAACAAAAAGTTTACCCTAAAGTTCAGAATCAAGATACATCTCTTTTCTATTTTCAATATATTACTCCCGAGGGAACATTTGGAACTCATACTATTCCATTGGATTCTACATGGGAGTGGCAGATGGTATTTTTCTCCGCACAACTTTCACATGGGGTTTATCCATTTTATACATCGGATGAAAGTAGAATATCTATTTCAGGAAATCTTTTTACTAAATAGAGCTGCCATGCTTTGTTTATATGTCCGAAGAAGTTAAGAAAGAAGAACCTAAAAAGAAAGGTATCTTTAGCAAACTCAAAGAGGCATCTGAAGACAAAGAAGAACAGTTGGCTATTCTGTCTACATTTGTAAGACTGGGAATTTTAGTATGGTCGGGTGGTATTCTCACATTAGCATATGTAGATCTGCCACCTGCACTTCAGATTCCCAAACAAGATCTCGATCCGACATTCATAGCCTCCGTGTTCACTGGGGTTTTAGCTACTTTCGGGGTTCAGACTGCTAAGAAAGGAGCACAAGCTGCCGCAGGCGGTGGTGGAGGTATCTCTAAAGCAGATATGGAAAGATTGATCGCAGCAGCAAAAGAGTCTGCACCTGCTCAAACAATTAGAATTGAGCAAGCACCGATCAAGATTACAACAGATGAAACTTACAAAATGTAATACCATGCAAAAAATTATTAACGTATTAGCAGTCCTGTCATTCGCTGGTGTCCTAGGCATCGTGGGTGGTGGGACTTATGTGTATCTTCGGAAAGATGCACTTATCGAATCCGCTAAGGAGAAAGTTGCTAAAGCAGCAGCAGAAGCGATTGCAGGAGCACTTCCTGGTATGATGGACGCTGCTATGCCAGCGATGCCAGAAATGACAGGTGGTCCTGTTCCTGGTGTACCTCCTACAGTTACAGTTAAGAAGCAGTTACAGGTAATGCCATGACTAAACTAAAGATTGCTGCTGCAACCATTGGTGGACTATTTGCTGTAGCACATATTGGTTTGCTTGGATATGTTATTAGACAACCAGGTAAACAACAGGTTTATCAAGTTCCAACTATCAATATTCCACGCGGTACTCCATATTCATCCTACAAGATTCAAGCAGGAAAAGATGGATACAGTATTGAATATAAAGCAAATGATCCCAAAGTGTTGGAGTCTGAAAAGTCTATTGATTTAGTTCAAACTAAAAACAAAAAAGGACTATTTGGTGGTGCTGATACCTTTGAGGACCGTAAGGAATCTCGCCGTGATCAATACACCATGGAAGGTGTTAGGAACATGGGAGGTGCTGCAACGCTAGATGGCGAGGGAAAGAGTGCAAAAGACATCGAGTGCATCGTGGCGGACGCTGGAGCACGGTCACAAGGTGCGATGGCAGGTAGTGCTGTTGCTGCTGGTGTTGCCGCTCCTGCTCTTGCTAGCATCCCTTACGTTGGATGGTTAGCAGGTGGTTGGGCACTTCTCTTAGGTCAGCAAGTTGGTTCTGAAGTTGGTTCACAAGTAGGACAAGTATTTAATGACTGCTAATGATTGAAGAAATTGATATTGATAATGTGAACATACCCGATATACGGGTTTACCAACCGCCAGAGTGGGCTACAAGTCCACCTCAGGCAATTCCCCCATCTGTTCCTATTACGGAGCAGGTGGGTGTTCCTATTGTTGATATGCCTGGATGTGTAGAAGCACACGAGCAGAATAGTAGTAAAGAAAAAAGTGGTATTCTTTCAGAAGATGATCCGAAGGGTGTGAAGGTATACTGTGATGCTGGTGTGCCATCATTCAATCCCTTAGATTATAATAAAGATAAATTAGAATTTGATTATAAAGCACCTGTACCACCAGTGAAATCTCCTGAACAACCAGAAGTAAAAGCACCAGAAGCAAAGACAGATACACAACCTCCAATTCCAAAATGCCCTACTAGAGAACAGGAGTTATTGAACCCTGTAGGAAAGATCCTAGAGGGTAATAAAAAGATTACTGGTTATGAACTGGTTGGTAAGAAATGTTTGATGGTTACAGAGAATCTAACCATACCTGATCAGATTGTTTATAACGTTCCTAATGCTGGTGCTGTAACTGCTACAGCATCTATTGCTGTTGTGGCAACGACCTCGGCACTGCTCGCAAAACCTCTTGCTGATCTTTTGTTAAAAGTGGTGAAACCTGTCGTGAAGAAAGTCCTGAAGAAGGTTGCGACCTTAAGGGGGAAGAAGATCCCAGTCCAATCGAAAGCGGAGCGCCTAGCTGAGCAGCGTCAGAGGAATGAGGCTGTGAAGAAGTTGAGGTCTGTTCGCCCCTTGAAGAAGTAGACTGAATGGGGTGGTGATGTGGTGCGATAGCATTTTTATTTACTACCATAACATCAGCACATATGACAGCGTATTGTGTCCCAGGTTTAAACATAATTCCAGCTTTTAACAATTCGCCACAATTCTTGAGTCTCGCGATCTCAAAATCTAATCTTTTATTAGCAGTAAGTTGTTGAGTATATGATATTTGAGTTGCTGCTGCTTCTTTACATTGATCCTGCAATTTTTTATCTAATGGTTTAGACCAAGTTGCAGAGAAACCTACACCAATACTGTAGTTATCTTTCTGTCCTGTTCTAGTTTTTTTGTGGAATAATACGTCACCTGGATTGTCTAAAATTCCATCCCCAATTGGATTTCCGCTGTCATCGGTAGCACCAAAGTTATCGGTAACATCATAAACGGGATCATCATAATATGGTTCCCAAGGTTTTTGTGCAGATGCAGTTCCTGTTACATAAGGGGTGAAATTAAGAGTTGGTCCCTGACATTGAATACCTCCCCCGTAAGTATTAGTGATGTATGGACCTTGTAAAACCTGAATAGCTTGGTTGGTCACTGAGCCAGAGCTATTCGCGATTGGACTTGCTGTTGCTGATACACCACCAATGGTTTCTGCATTTACAGGTGATGCTAAAAATAGTGCTGCTATTGCGTAAAAATACTTGTAGTGTCTGTTACGCTTGTAACCTCGGTCTCTCTTTGGATAATCGTATGATTCTGAAGACCTGGAGAACTCAGAGTCTCGGTGAACTGGAATGCTGCTCCTGGTGTCGTCTGTGTGAAAGTTGGTTTGCCCGTTACGTTTGTCCATGATGAAGTAACTCCTTCAATTGTTACATTGTTTGTTCCTGTCGTAGGTGACAGATTACCACTAGCGGTTACGCCAGATCCTGTTACGGAATATTGATAACCAGTTGAGTAGTCCATCGAATTGATGGTCTCGGTTATCTTTGATGTCGTCTCCGTGTGGCTCGTCATTGAGCCCTGTGTGAAGTTTGGGACCACGGGGACCGCCTGAGCAGGAGCAAGTATGGCACTTGCACCCACCACAAACATCACATACCAGAATTTGATCTTCCCAAAAGTCATCCTGACCTCCATCAATCAATGACAGTGATCTCCGAGACATATTGTCCGATCGCTGTAGTACCAGCTCCACCAGCAGTTACCGTGAGAACACCTGCACTGGTTACAGTACCTGCTAAAGTATCTTTAGCTCCTGCCGAGTAAGAAGTAACTGAACCGAAGTTTGGATTAGCACCTACAGTTGCAGCACTTGTAGGCACAGCGTCAGCCTGTGTATAAGATTGACTGAAACTAAACGCTGCACCAGCAGTGTCTTGTGTAGCAGCAATCGTGCCAGGGTTGTATACACCAGAGGTGATAGTACCAGCAGAAACTGTGCCTGCAGTCGAACCGTCCGTAGTATCAATATTTGAACCTGAAATACTGAACGAAGAACCGATTCTCGTGGAGGTTGCTCTCGCTGCATCAACAGTCAGTTGGACACTTGCTGCATGTTTGGTAACAAGTCCACCCGCATTTGCTGCACTCGCTGTCAATAAAATCATTGCAAAGGGAATGAATTTTTTCATTTTGCCCATTGATTTGTTGTC